AGGGTGAAGAAGAACCACAAGGACCAACCGGATTAAAATCAATACAAAAATTAACAGGAAGATTAAGTCAAAAAATTAGATCTTTTGAAAAAGAAAAAGGAATGGATTCTCAAGACATTAAATATGTTTTGAACTCTATCATATCGGCATTAGAACTTGAAAACTTAGATGAAGATGATAAAGATGATATTATATCTAAATTTGATGAGTCGGATGAGTATGGTGAAGAAGGTGCTGGAGAATTAGATTTAGGAGATGAAGATATGGGTATGGAAGATAATATGGATATGGGTAACGATATGGGAGGTACACCACCACCACCCCCACCACCATCAGAAGGACCGATGATGGAATCAAAAGTAGATAAATTATTAAAATCTTATTTTAAAATTTCTCAAGACGAAAAACCAATTATGGAAGAAAAAAAGAAAAAAGACTTTTTAAAACAAAAACTACAAAGATTGGATGTAAAAAAAGAATTTGTAAAATTAAGTGAAAGTTTATCACAATTAGAAGCGGCAAACGAATTTCACAAAAAATACAAAAATGCTAAATTTATTGGTAAAACAAATAAAGAAAATTTAGTATTTGTGGTTGAAGGGAAACAATATAGAATAACACCAAGAGGGAGGGTTATATGAATTTAGTTTATGTTAATGAATTAGGACCTAACTACAAAGGTGATAATATATATGAATTTATATTTTCAGATTTAGATGATGTTTGGGGTGACGAATGGGATGCAGAACCAGCGTCAGGAAAACCATCACCTCCTGATATTAACTATATAAAAAGGGTTGGAGCATTAAAAAACTCAGAGATTGAGTTAGAATTAATTCAAAACTCAGATTATTTTGGAGTTTATGATGCAATTGACGGTGTCATATCGTTAGCTTGGGAAAAAAGTGATAGTGATGAGATATTAATTAATAAAAGAAAAAGACTTGTTTTTCAATACGGAGAAAGTGTCAATAGTGTTGAAAGCAAATTATATGAACGAGATATCGTATTAAAATGGGAAAAAAATTTAGTACAAGATGAAAAATATGAATCCTAAAATGGTTAGACTTTTACATGAAGGTTTTTCTATTTCAACATTAGAAAATTTAACTGAGGGACAATTAAATTTGTTATATGAAAAGACTAAAAAAGTAAAAAAAGAACCAAAAGAACAAGTGGCGGTTACCGCAATGAAGTATGATTTGGGAAAAAAAGATCAAAAAGATAAATTTTTAGACGCAACAAAAAACGTTACAGATAAAAATAAAGTTAATTTTGACCCCACAACAGACACCGCAACTGTTAGTGAAAAAGAATTAAAAGAAAAATCGGTATCAAAACAACAACAAAAATTAATGGGATTAGCTCTTTCTGTTAAAAAAGGGGATACGCCAAAATCAAAAGTTTCAAAAAAAGTCCAAGACATGTCCAAAAAAATGACTAAAAAAGACTTAGAAGATTTTGCATCTACAAAACACAAGGGATTACCAAAAAAAGTAAAATCAAAAGAAAATGTAAAAAAACTTGAAGAAAACATTTTAAAACTTATTGAAGATTATTTACCTCCACATACAACAAAAGGTGAATTGTTAAGAACAATTAAAAGTATTAAAAGATAATGAATGTCTTTATCAAGGGAACAAGCATTATTGGAATACGCTAAATGTGTAAATGATACTCCTTACGCACTTAAAACATATTTACAAACTTACGACAATACACAATCAAAATATGTTCCGTTAGAACTATTTAATGATCAAATTACACTGGTAAAAGACTACGACGAGTGTGATGAGAATATTGCGTTAAAATACCGACAAGCGGGAGTATCGACTGTTACTTCAGCATGGGCATCAAAAAGATTGGTATTTGCAAAAAAAGAAAAACCTGAAAAAATTCTAATTATTGCAAACAAAATGGATACTGCCGTTGAGATGGCTAATAAAGTCCGCGCGTTTGTTGACCAATGGCCAAAATGGATGGGTGTTGGGTTCTCGACTGAAAAAAATTCACAAAGACATTTTAAATTAACAAATGGGTGTGAGGTAAAGGCGGTTGCAACATCAAAAGATGCTTTACGTGGTTATACACCTACAATTCTTATATTCGATGAGGCGGCATATATTAATGCCGATGAAGACTTTTGGTCTGCTTGTATGGCATCCCTTTCTACGGGAGGTAAAGTAATTGTTATTTCAACACCAAATGGATTTGATCCAATTTATTATTCAATTTATAGTCAAGCAGTTAAAGGAATGAATGACTTTAGGATTACCGAAATGTATTGGTTTAGGGATCCTAGGTATTCTAAAGATTTAAAATTAATTAAATGTAATGATATTGTACATTACATGTTAAATAGAGCGGACTATAAAGATGATGAAATTACTGTTGATTATAGTGATATTAAGGTTAGTGATAGAGATTTTCAAGAAATAAAACAAAAAATAGAAAATAATGGATATAAGGCCTACAGTTCTTGGTTTGAGGCCATGGCCAAAAAATTAAAGTTTGATAGGAGAAAAATATCACAAGAACTTGAATGTAACTTTTTAGGTTCAGGAGATAATGTTATACCGGCAGAAACAATGAAATCAATAAAAGATAATCATATTAAAGAACCCGAAAATAAATTTATGGGTGGTGTTTTATGGCAATGGAAAGAACCTGTTGCGGGACATAAATATATTATGGGTATGGACGTTTCAAGAGGGGATAGTGAAGATTTCACAACATTTACAATTATAGATTTTGATGAAAGAGAACAGGTTTTAGAGTATTTAGGAAAAGTCCCACCAGATGTTGTGGCAGAAATCGCGTATAAATGGGCAACCATGTATAATGCGTTTATTGTAACCGATATTACGGGAGGTATGGGTGTTGCAACATCAAGAAAACTTCAAGAATTAGGATATAAAAATTTATATGTCGATGGAGTGAATCCTGCTGATAAATGGAAATGGGATCCTAAGGCGAACGAAAAAATTCCAGGTATTAATTTTAATTCAAAAAGAGTGCAAATAGTTGCTGCCTTTGAGGAGTCGTTAAGACACAATTTTGGTGTTAGGTCCCAAAGATTATATAATGAATTAAACACATTTGTTTATGTAAATGGTAGACCAGATCACCAAAAAGGACAACACGATGACTTAATTATGGCAATGGCCATGGCCCTATATGTTGCAGAAACTTCATTTTCTAAATTAGAGAAGGCCACCGAACACGCAAAGGCAATGGTTGAGTCATGGACAACAGATAAAAACGAATATAGAGATTCGTCATCTAACTTCAATCCGGGACTACCTGCAATGACAGGTTTACATAATTACTCTAATAGTCAAGTTACCAAAAGTGATTATGAAAAGTATTTATGGTTATTCGGAGGAAAAAGAGTTTAATTTATTTTATATCCGACTATTTTTAAAATAAAAAAATATGGCACAAGAAAAATATACAGTTTGGCAGAGATTAGGTAAGGTTTTCGGACCTAACTCAACAATGGATCAACAACCGCCAGTTTTTAAATTTGATAAGCAAGAGTTGTTAAAAACAACAAACAAACAAGAATTTGAAACTGAAAAATTACAGGCACAACAATCACTATATATTGGTAAACAATGGCAGAAAGTTGAAAATAATTTATATCAACAAGCGGTATATTATGAGCCAACAAGGATGGCATCATATTATGATTATGAATCAATGGAATATACTCCTGAGATTTCTGCAGCTTTAGACATTTATAGTGAAGAATCAACCACACCCGATCAAGAAGGACTAATTTTGAAAGTTTATTCAGAGTCAAAAAGAATTAAACAAGTATTAACAGATTTGTTTACCAATAAATTGGATATAAATACAAATTTACCTATGTGGACAAGAAACACATGTAAATTTGGAGATAACTTTATTTATTTAAAATTGGATCCTGAAAATGGTATTGTTGGTTGTCAACAATTACCAAACATACAAATAGAAAGATTGGAAAAAGGTATGAGATTTCAACCCGACAAATATTCTCAAGAAATGGAAAACGATGCGTTGAAGTTTGTTTGGAAAGAAAAAAACATGGAATTTAACACATGGGAAATTGGTCACTTTAGAATTTTAGGTGATGATAGAAAACTTCCATATGGTACATCAATGTTAGAAAAGGCGAGACGTATTTGGAAACAATTACTTTTATGTGAAGATGCAATGTTAATATATCGATTATCAAGAGCACCAGAAAGAAGAGTATTTAAAGTATTTGTTGGTAATATGGACGACAAAGATGTTGATGCTTATGTACAAAAAGTTGCAAGTAAATTCAAAAGAGATCAAATAGCGGACCCAAAAACTGGAAATGTGGATATGAGATATAATCAAATGGCCGTTGATCAAGATTATTTTATACCTGTTAGGGATCCGGCAGCTTCAAACCCTATTGAGACATTGGCAGGTGCCTCTAACATGGCTGAAATTGCAGATATCGAATATATTCAAAAGAAATTAGTAACGGCATTAAGAATACCAAAGGCGTATTTAGGATTTGAGGAGGCCGTAGGTGATGGTAAAAATCTATCTCTACTTGATATTCGGTTTGCACGAACAATTAATAGAATTCAAAAATCAATGATTGCAGAATTAAATAAAATTGCAATTGTACATTTATTTTTATTAGGGTTTGAAGATGAACTAACTAATTTTACATTATCATTAAATAACCCATCTAAACAAGGTGAACTATTATCTTTAGAGATTTGGAAAGAAAAAATTGACCTTTACAAAAATGCAACTGCCGAGATTGCTAAGTCTTTGGCACCTGTATCAGCGTCTTGGGCTAAAAAACATATATTAGGTTTCTCAGATGAAGAAATTAGATTGGATGTACAACAACAAAGAATTGAAAGGGCTGTTTATGCTGAGTTAGAGAAAACCGCCGAAGTAATAACAAAAACAGGTTTATTTGATAATATTGACAAACTTTATGGTAAAAAAGACAGTGAACCGGCAGGAACCGCACCTGAAGGAGGGGCACCGCCTGATATGGGTGGAGGGGCACCGCCTGATATGGGTGGAGGGGCACCGCCACCACCAGGAGGAGCACCACCAGAAATGCCGTCCGAAAGGTTAGTAAGAAAAGATTTAGATTTATTGTTAGAAGAAACATTAATGAACGGTTCAGATTATATGGATTTGTCAAAAGGTAGGATATCTTTAAACTTAATTGATAATAAATTGAAAGATTTAATTGATAAGTAATATTTATATATAAAAAATATTATGAGTACTTTCGGAAAAATTAAAACAAACATAGAAAACACGGCAATTGAATTAGCAAAAAAACCTGAGTTTAAAAGATTTATTTTTGAATTTAAACATTTGGTTTTAGAAAATAAGGATCTATCTGAGTTGTATTACATTTATGACGATCTATCATCAAATAAAGGTCTTCCTAACGACATAGCAAATGATTACATTAACGAATCAATTGAATATTCTCAAATACTTTTGGAGAGTCAAGGTAACAGATTAAAAGATATTAATGTTTGGATAAATTCTTGGAATAAAAATACCTATAATAATTATTCTGATATAGATACCGCAATATACAAAAACGGTATAAAAAATTTAGAAAATATTTTAGAATCTAAAAAAAATATTAAAAATATAATTACAAAAGAAGAAAGTAGAAAAGATATTACTGAAAGTATTAACATACCAATTTCTTCTATGGTTAAAATAGCAAATGAAAATTTAAAAAAAGAGTTAGGTCATTTAAACGAAAACGATAAAAAAGAATTAGATGAAATTTTATCACTTAACGGAGAAGAGTTAAAAGAAAATTTCGATAATGTTAAAAAACTTGTTTTGGATAACTTAAAAGTATCAATTAATGAGTCGTCAGATAAAGAACTTGAAAGTACAATTAACAAAACAATCAATAAAGTAATGGAGTCAAAATGTAACCATTATGATTATTATAAACTAAAAAAATTAAGTTTGGGACTATGAAAAAATTTTTTAAAGGAATCGGAAGATTATTCATGGATAGTCAAGGAAACGCATCATCAAAAAGATTCGTAGGAATTTTGTGTGGTGTTTCTTTGTGTATTACTTTGTACGTGAATAGTTACTCTCATGGTGATATTAGACCATCAGACACTTTAGTAAATGCTGTAGCAATGCTTGCGTTCGGTTGTTTGGGTCTTACATCAACAGAAAAGATTTTTGGAAAAAAATCAGAAGAGAAAAAAGAAGAAACTCAAGAATCAATTTGATTCTTTTGTTTGTATTGAGCTTTTTTAATTTGAGCCCTTCGTTTTACGGAGGGTTTTTTATATTCTTGCCTTTCTTGTAACTTTTGAATTTGTTTGGTTTTGTAAATTTTAAACTTGTAAATTTTAAGTGCTTGCTCTAAAGAGTTAGAATTTTTTACGTGTACTATGATCATAAATTTTTTAGGGTTTAAATATAAATAGTAAGAATTTTTTTAAATTTTGACAACCATTATTTTTTTTATTATGATTATAAAAAATAAACAAGCAAGATATGAAAAAATGAAAAAAGGAAAAACGTCAAAATTAAATGTTTTTGACGATGCAAAATGTTATTACGGTACGGTAGATTCAAAAGAATTAAAATCAATTTATTTAGTATTACAAACATGGATAGAACCAATAACAGATGATGAAAATTGGAATAAAATAACGGGATTAATAAAAAGACAAATATTACACACCCTTTTAGAGATAATTGATTTTAAAACCTTTGAAAGAAAACAAATAGTTGACTTAGACCTAAGAACAAGTGGAATACAAAAAAATAAAAAAAGTTTTTTAAATTTAGAAATAACTTTATTTGTTCACGAAAAAAACATAGATTTTAAATCATTAATTTTAAGGTCAAAAATTAAAAAAATAATAACTTCAATTTATCACGACGACCTAAAAAAATCAAAGTATTTTATATTAAGTAAGACTAAAAATAAAGAAACTCAATTAGCATAATATTTATCATAAAAAAGATTATGAAAATATTAGGACCAAATGATACGGGTAAGGGGATTTTAGTTGAGTGGGACGCTGGAATAATAAACCCAAACGAATATAGAAATAGTCAAGTGATTAAAGAATCATACGGACAACTTGACTATTCAAAGCCATTTGTATTTTATGCAACTTTACAAAAATATGGTGTACCAAATAGAAACGGAAGGATATACCCAAAAAAAATTCTTGAGAGGGAGGCAGAAAAATATAAAGAAATGATTAATCGCGGTATGTCAATATCTGAACTTAACCACCCCGAATCTTCTTTAATTGATTTAGATAGAGTTGCTCATCTCATTACTGATGTGTGGTGGGAAGATAATGTATTAATGGGTAAAATTAAATTGTTAACATCTCCTGGATTCCATGAAAGAGGTATTATTTCTTCTAAAGGTGATGTTGCCGCTAATATGATGAGACAAGGAGTTACTATGGGGGTTTCTTCTCGTGGTGTAGGGTCTTTAGTAAAAAAAGGAGAACAAAACGAAGTGCAAGATGATTTTGAATTAATCTGTTTCGATTTAGTATCATCCCCGTCAACGCCAGGAGCATACCTTTATTTAAATAAAGAGGATAGGCCAAAATACGAAGAAAAACTAACCGAACACGAAAATTTAGAATTAACTTCAAATCCTTTAGGTAAATCTGTTGACTTAATGAAAAGATTATCCGATTATTTGGGTAAATAAAAAATTTAATTATGGATGAAAAATATTTTGTTGCGAGAGTAACAACCGACATGGTCGACGAAAACACAGGAAAAGTAAAAAAAATTAAAGAAGAAAAATTAGTTAAAGCGTATTCACCAACAGATGTTGAAGCAAAAGTTACAAAGGCTTATGAAACTTATACAATGGATTGGAGAATTACTGCAATTGTAGAAAGTAAAATTGACGAAGTTATAGAATAAACTATAATTTTTCTAAAAAATTTAATTAGGGTGATCGTGAGGTCACCTTTTTTATTTTAAACTAATTTCTAATAAAAAATAACTTTTTACTCTATTGATATATTTATTAATAAATAAACGATTAGCGTAATGCGAATTTATTGAAGAATATGGAAAATAGTAAATCGATAGTTGAAAGTACCTTATTACAAATTAAGGCAGTTGAGGAGGCTATCAGCGAAAATGCAAAAGGAATACTTGCTTCTACAATGAAGGAAGAAATCAGCGAACTTGTAAGAGAATCATTAGGTTCTAAAAAAAGAAGAATACGCGAACAAGAAGAAAACGAACCTGAAACAGATGTTGAGGTTGATGCAGAAGAGGGTCCTGAAGGAACAGAAGAGCCTGAAGAAATTGATGTCGATGTAGACGTTGATGATGAGGGTGAAGAACCTATGATGGGTCAAGAACCTATGATGGGTGATAATGAGATGCCTCCGTTAGATATGACTTCGGCACCTATGAGTGATGTACTTAAAGTATTTAAAGCTATGGGTGACCAAGACGGTATCATTGTTGCCAAAGATGAAGATGATTTTTATCTTAAAGATGGTGAAAATGAATACATTATCAGAACGGGAGCGGATGAAACAAATACTCAAACAGAAATGGGACAACCAATGACAGAGAGTGTTTTGTATGAATTAGTTTTGAATGAACAAAGTAAGTCACACTCCGATTTTAACGAAAACATGGGATTATTCGGAAGTAATTTCGATGAGGGTTATAATGAGATGGAAGAATTGTATTTGGG